AAGTAATAAATCTAAAAGTAATAAATCTAAAAGTAATAAATCTAAAAGTAATAAATCTAAAAAATAATTATTATTTTAATTATTATTTTAATTATTATTTTAATTATATAAAGATATTTAATTAATATAATTAAAATGAATAAAATAGAATCTGGTGAAAAACTTGACTTTAATCATGTATTAATTCGCCCTAAAAGATCTACAATTAATAGTAGATCTGAAGTAACACTGAAAAGATCATTTAAATTTAAACATTCTCCATTAGTATGGAATGGTATACCAATACTTGCAGCAAATATGGATACTACTGGTACATTTGAGATTTATAAAACTCTTTATGATTATAAAATGATTACAACATTACATAAATTTTATTCAAAAGAAGATTATATTACATTTTCAAAAACAGAAACATTTGATCCTACTTATTTTATGGTTTCAACGGGTATTTCAGATAAAGATTATGATAGATTAACTTCTATTTGTGATTCTATACCAGTAAATTGGATATGTATAGATATCGCAAATGGTTATATTTCTAATTTAGTTACCTTTTGTAAAAAAGTAAGAGATAAATATCCTGATAAAACTATTGTAGCTGGAAATGTAGTAACTAGAGAGATGGTTGAAGACTTAATTTTAACAGGAGGAGTTGATATTGTAAAAATAGGTATAGGTCCTGGATCAGCATGTACAACTAGAATAAAAACTGGTGTAGGAATGCCTCAATTATCAGCAGTAATTGAGTGTTCAGATGCAGCACATGGTGTTGGTGGTCATATTATTTCAGATGGAGGTATAACTTGTCCAGGAGATATGGCAAAAGCTTTTGGTGGAGGTGCTGATTTTGTTATGGTAGGAGGACAATTTGCTGGTCATGATCAAAATCCAGGAGAAATAATAGAAGAAAATGGAAAATTCTTTCAAATGTTTTATGGAATGAGTTCAGATAAAGCACAAAATACTCATTACGGGAAAATGGAAAAATATAGAGCTTCTGAAGGTAGAGTATTAAAAATACCATATAAGGGTGACTTAAATAACACTGTATTAGATTATTTAGGGGGGTTAAGAAGTACATGTACATACATAAACGCACATAATATTAAACAAATGGCAAAATGTACAACATTTGTAAGAGTATCTCAACAAGTCAATTCTTTTTTTGTTTAAAAAACATAAAATATAAATATATTTTATATGAGTGAAACTATATTTATATTTATTGGTATTTTAGTATTTTTGTTATTATGTTTTAAACAATATAATTTTCAAAAAGATTTATGGATGCCTTTTAAAGAATCTTTTACTCCTTTGGAAGTAAATCAAATCTTACAGCCTCCTGGATCAACTTCTATTGGATCAGTGTATAATAAATGGTATAATCAAACCCAAATGTTATCTGTAAGTAACGGTTATACATCTAAAGAAATGAATAATTTAGAAGTAGATAATCCAAATACATTAGCAAAACAAGTTTTAGATGACAGTTATGGAGATTTTCCCAATGACGAAAGTGGTAATTATATATTACCAACAACACAGTTTGAATATCCAAATAATTATAAATTTACAGTAAAATACCCCTGTAGACGAACCGCTACAGGTATGTTTTCAGATTGTGGTGTTTGGTCAGCCAATACTGCATGGACAGCAGATCCTTATAAAGGATTAAATTGTAAATATTGTGAACCAGAAAACACAAGACAACCTGTTAGTAGTGTTTCAAATAAGAGGGAGCAACATAATCCACATAATCATGAGAGAAAAGCTGGTATAAGTGGAACAGGTAATCCTAGATTAACTTAATCTAAATTATTATTTGATGTAATACCTATGTTCTTTAATAAATGTATCGTAATCTTCTTGACTATACCATAAATTTTTTTTAATATTAATATATTCTGATCTATGTGGTATTAATACAACACTACATATGTTATTAAATGTAACAGCTTTTACTTTAGATAGGGGTAATACATTTAAAAAAGAATAAAACTCCATTAACTATTATTATTACTATTTTCTTAAATTATTTAATAGAATATTTATATTAAATAATTATCGCGCATACATTAATCCACAATTTCCACCTATAAATGTAATAATATTATATCTCTCTTCGTGTATGGTTAAATTATAATTATAATCATATATCATCCATGTTGGTTTATTTACGCCAATAACTATTCCATCAGGATCACAAATATTATAAAAACTTGCAGAAGGGTCCAGAGGAGGAACATATGTTTGAAATTCATATTGAATTTCTTTAAATTTACTCATGTTAATAGCTCCTGAAGGTTGATAGTCAAATGGATCTGTATATAATTCAAAATTATAGCAATATAATCCATCTTTAGCATTTCCAGATGTTCTAACATATTTCTCTACATAATTATAAACTCCTTCATCCAATGTATTTTCTCTATATTTACCATCTAATAAAATACCCATAGACAATAATATGTTTCTTTGATTACCTACAAAATAATCCCCTGTTATAAATATACCGTTAACAGTATTATTAACAGGATTAGTATTTGGGCCTAAATCTGTTTGACCACAAACTGTCCAATCTCCATTAGAGTTAGCAAAACTAACGGGTTGTGGAATAATGTTATTATATGCCCAGTTTGTATAATTACTCCACTCATTTCTTAAATTAATATCACTACGTCTAAAGTAGTACATCCATGAAGCAACCATTCCCATTGTACTATCTAGTTTTACTCGTTGTGAACCAGTTACATTAAAATAATTCCATTCATATATTGCTTTAAATAAATACCTTTGTTCTCTTGACGCAAATACCTTTGATTCTTCTTCACTTAAAAATGCATATGTACTAATTAAATGCACATCAGCATTCCAACTAGTGCGTTGATCTAAATAATTTAATGAAATATCTGGCGGAGGTTGAAGAAATCTATAAAATTGTTGTTGTGCAATATTAAAATTTGGTTGAATATATGGATAATTATTATATTGATCATTAACATCTCTTATTTGTATCAACTCTTGTACTGGTCTTAATGTTATATTAATTTCCAATTCATTATATTGTAATGCCACTAATGGAAACGCCATTTTAGATGCCAATGAAAACCATGAATTAATTGGTATATACACTTTTCTTCCTCTAATACTAGGTTCTGGTCCAACAGGATTCGCTGTATAATATGCATTAGGATATACATTTACATTACCATAAGCATTTGCCGGATCATTTAATTCTGGAACATTTCCAGTCATTTTATCAAATAATAATTTTTTTTCAGCTGAATAATCTCTATCTATCATACTTAAAATATATTCTCCCGAATATCTATTTAATGTTGATCCTCCGACATTTATTTCTATTTCCGAAATCATTTGTGCACCTAAATTCTCAATCCATTTAAATTCATATGGAGCCCAATTATCACCGCATTCAAATGGAGGATAAATTGGACTCCATATAGTAGGTAAATTAACTACTAAATAAGTATCCATTAATAATTCAGCATATCGTTTAACTCTAAACGTAAATTTTGACGGTTCACTCATTCTTAAATTCCGCAATCCTTCAAAATCAATTCTAAATTTTTGGAGCCCAAAATTAGTATATTTTTTATAAGCAGTTTTAAAAAAAGTTTTTGATGGGTTTCCATTTAAATATACATTCTGATTTCCAAAAGCCACAATATTTAATAATCCACCTGGCATGTTATATATATTTAGATTACAATATTATTTACTTTTTAATTGTTATTAAAGGTATATTAATATTAATTAATAAGTTAGTTTAGTGGAATAAATAAATGTTTTTGATTAAATATTTTTTCATATCATATTATAAGTATTATGGAAGAAGCTACAAAAATGTTTTCAAAATTAAATTTGGAAAAAAATAAAGCTAAAATTATTAAATACGCTTCTTATTTTATAGTTGCTTTATTAATTCTTGGATTATCCTCTTATGTTGTTCAAAAAATTAGATTAAATGATGCTAATTGTAACAATCTTAGCAAAATATACACATCATTTCCCACTATTTCATCTTTTAATCCTAATGACGCGTCATATGAATTTTTATTGAGAGATTATTATGTCAAAACCGCTTATAATTGTTGTTCTTCCGGACAATTTAAAAATGATTATGTTAATACATGTGCTTTGAAAAAATGTATTCAACAAGGAGCAAGAGTATTGGATTTTGAAATCTATTCTATTAATGATAATCCTGTTATCGCTACATCAGCTACTAATAATTATCATGTTAAAGAAACATATAACTCTATTAATTTATCCGATGCTTTAAAAATTATTAATAATACTGCTTTCACAGGAGGTACATGTCCCAATCCAAATGACCCTTTAATCTTACATTTTAGAATTCAAAGTAATAATAAAGCTATGTATGATAATATGGCTGATCAAATATATAACAATATTGAAGACAAATTATTAGATAAAATTTATGGAAATGAATATTATGGACATAATTTAGGAGCGGTTCCTTTAAAAGAATTTATTGGAAAAATTATTATTTGTATTGATAAAGTAAATCCTATTTTTGAAGACACAAAACTAAAAGAATATGTTAATATGGCATCTAATTCTATTTTCTTAAGGTGTTCACGATATTATGATGTTAAATTTACCCCCGATTCTAATGAACTTATTGAATATAATAAAAAGTGTATGACTCTATGTATTCCTGATCTTAGTGCCTTTGATGCAAATATTTCTTCTGCTTTAGCATTTAAATATGGATGTCAATGGGTCGGTATGTCGTTTCAAAATTTTGATACTAATATGGAATATTATGATCTATTTTTTGATGAAATTGGTTCTTCATTTGCGTTAAAACCTGAATATCTTAGATATATCCCTGTTACTATACCTGAACCCACACCTCAAAAACCTGAAAACTCATATACCACAAGAACTGTATCAACTGATTATTATTCTATTAGTGTTTAATTTTATATAATACTTTTCTATATTTATTATATATAATGTCTACTTGTAATCCAAAATTAACTATGGAAGAAAAAGAAATTTCTATATTACGAGATGCTATTGATGTTGCGGAAAAAAGAAAGGGTAATAAAATAACACAAGACCCTGATGTTAAAAAAATTATAGAAATTTTAGAAGATTTTCTCAAGAAAAAAAAATTGGTTTGTTATGGTGGAACCGCCATTAATAATATTCTTCCTATAGAAGATCAATTTTATGATAAAGATATAGAAATACCCGATTATGACTTTTATTCACCTAATGCTTTAGAAGATGCTAAAGAATTAGCAGATATTTATTACGATCATGGTTTTCAAGAAGTTGAGGCAAAATCTGGTGTTCATCACGGTACATATAAAGTTTATGTTAATTTCATACCTGTTGCAGACATTACAATTTTGGAAAAACAATTATTTAAAAAAATTCAAAAAGGAGGTATTAGAGTCTATGGTATTTTGTACTGCCCTCCCAACTTCTTACGAATGAATATGTATTTAGAACTATCACGACCTGCTGGAGACATTAGTAGATGGGAAAAGGTTCTTAAACGACTTATATTACTTAATAAAAATTATCCTCTCAGAGGAAAACAATGTGATCCTTCCTTATTTCAAAGACATTTTGAAAAACAACTTACTCCACAACAAGAAAAATCAAGTAAACAATTATATTATGTTGTTAGAGATGCATTTATTGATCAAGGATTAGTTTTTTTTGGAGGTTATGCTAGTTATTTATATTCATCATATATGCCTTCAAAAGTCAAAAAATTATTTACTAGAACTCCTGATTTTGATGTCCTATCAGAACAACCTGAACAAGCTGCAGTTATTCTCAAAGAAAGACTTGAAGATTTTGATTATAAAGGAATTAAAATTATTAAACATAATGGTATTGGTGAATTAATTGCACCTCATTATTCTATTCGTGTTAAAATTAATAATATTGATGAAACAGTTGCATTTATTTATGAACCGTTAGCTTGTCATAGTTATAATACAATTAAAAAAGGTAATAAAACTATTCGTGTTGCTACTATTGATACCATGTTAAGTTTCTATTTTGCATTTTATTATAGTGATAGGGAGTATTATGATGAAAATAGAATACTATGTATGGCTCAATATTTATTTAATGTACAACAAAAAAATAGATTAGAACAAAAAGGTTTACTTAAAAGATTTAGTATTAATTGTTATGGTACACAACATACATTAGAAGACATGAGAGAAGAAAAGGCATCTAAATACAAAGAACTTAAAAATAACCGAAACTCAAAAGAATATGAATCATGGTTCTTACGATATGTCCCATTTGAAGAAAAAATGGATAAAGAACAAAAACAACTTGATAAAAATAATAAAAATAATAAAAATAATAAAAAACTTAAAAA